CCACCACGGTGGTGGCGGCGTCCATGGCATCGCGGAACCTTTTGCAGTGGTCGCATTCGGTCCAGTCGATGTTCGGATCACAGGTTGTGGTGTTCACGTTCGGCTCCTTGTGGTGTATCGTGTGCAGTCTTCTATGTGGGTGGAGGTTCGTGGTTTCAATCGGTTGTGGAACCAGTTGCGGACGGCTTCTGGGTCGTAGAGGACGTTGTGGCCGTATTTGACGTATGGGAGGTCTGGGTGGGTGGCGAGGCTGCGCCATTTGGCGAGGGTGGCGACGGTGACTCCGAGGAATTCGGCGGTTTCCCGTGGTGTCCACCAACTGCCTGCACCCATGATGGTGCCGCTCATGGTTCCATCACCTCGTCGTAGTCGGTGGTTTTGGTGATCCTGTTGAGCAGTGGGGTGAGGATGCGGTCGACAACACCTTGGTAGTGGCTGCGCGCGTCCTGCAAACGTTCGGCCTGCTTGAAGTGACAGGCGTCTTCGGCTCGCGTTTGGTTGATGCGCAGCGCATCGTCCCATTTGCTCAGATCCTCGTAGACGAGGTTGATGGTTTCCGCGGCGACCCTGCGGTCGTGCTCGTTGAGACGGTCCATGTCGATGTTGTTGCTCATTTGGTCTGCTCCTTGAGTGTTTTTTGCGTCTGTGTGGCTCGCTGTTTCGCTCTGTCCATGAGGTCCCAGAACGAGATGCCTGTGACGGTGGCGGCGGCTTCGACTTCGTCGACCGTCCATGGGACTTCCCCGTTGAACCGCCGTAGCAGGTTGCTGCGTGCTATGCCGAGGCTGTCGGCCAGCTGGTTCTTGGTGACATGGGCGGCGGCGAGTTCGGCCTCTATCGCGCGGGTCACGGCTGTGGTGTTGGTCATCCGGGCTCCTTTCTAGCTCATTTGAGCTAATCACAGTAAAACACGTCGCATTCCGTCTGTCAACTCATATGAGTTACGCGGCGTGTCGCTTGACTTGCCTAACAGCTCATTTGCGCTATATTTAGGTCATGGTTAGAAACGAAGAACTCCCCGACACGGGGCAAGCGACAAAGCAACTGGCACTCTCCGTACGCCAAGCACTCGAAGCGAAGAGCGTGACACAGGAAGAGGTCGGCAGGATCATCGGGCGCGCCCAGTCCTACGCCTCACTACGCATCAAAGGGCTGAAGCCGTGGACCATCGACGAGCTCGACAAACTCGCCCCAATCCTGGGCTACAGCGACGTGTTCGCACTCGTCAACGCGATGCGCCAGACACAGGTCAACGTCGACGCTGCCGGCCATTTTATCGACAGCGATATGGCGCAGTCGATCGCTGACCATCTTGATCAATTCAGCATCGCCGCCAAGCACGGTGACACCGAGGCCGAGCAACAGGCATACGAAGATCTGCCGTAAATCGTTACCAAATCAATAGGAAAGGACTCATCATGCAGGCATTCATCATCATTGTCATCGCTGCCGCCATCTCATTTGCGGTGTTTTACCTGCTCATCAAGTACGCGGTAATCGCTGCGATCGAGTACACAGGCCTCGGCAAGGCCGCCAGGAAATACACCGGCGATACGAAGCAGACGCTGAAAAACGAGCGCAAGCTGGAATCGTACGGGTATTCGGGCGAGTGATTTTCAATTCCCTCGAATTCGATGGAATTGAGGTTTAGCAGGTCTAACAGTGGTCAATGTCGGCCACTGTTACTTACGAGAAGGGGAATCTGACGTCTGAGGAAGCGTTAATGGAGGCGGCCACGCAGTATTGCCGGCTGGGTGAAGCGCGTTTGCACGACGGCATGCAGGGCGTGTACATACGCGACAAGCACCTCATCCTGCTCGACTCGCGTCTGTGCGGCGTCCAGCTGTGCTGTGTGCTGGCTCATGAGATCAGTCACGCGCGCCACATGGATGCGGGCTGTCATGTGGATAAATGGGTGGAGCGGCGCGCCGACCAGGAGGCCGCGCTCATGCTCATCGACACGATGGAATACGCGTATGCGGAGACGGTGTATGAGGGCAACATCGTGGGCATGGCGAGGGAGCTCAACGTGCTCCCGTGGGTCATCGAGGCGTATCGCGAGCGCCTGCACGATGATCCGACACTGGCAATGTTGTAGGAGGCGGGTATGGCGAATATCACGGCGTATGAGACGGCTGCGGGCCGGCGTTGGGAGGTGCGCTACCGCAAGCCCAATGGGCGCAGCACGCGTAAGCGTGGGTTTGAGCGGCGTCGTGACGCTGAGGCGTGGATGGCGGAGCATGTGGTCACGGCGATCGCGACCAACTCGTATGTGGCGCCGAGCGCGGGCTCCATGACGGTCGGCATGCTGTGGGGCAAATATGTTGCCGCGCATGAAGGTGTGTGGAAGCCGTCGCATCTGCGTACGCAGGAGTGCGCGTGGCGGGTGCATGTGGCTCCGGTGTTTGGCGAGCGCCGTATCGCGTCCATTGTGCCGAGTGATGTGCAGGCGTGGGTGTCGTCGATGAGTGCTGGTGGTGCGTCGGCGTCGACGGTGTTGCGGGCGTTTGGCGTGCTCAAGGGGATCATGGAGATGGCACAGCGGGATAGGCTTATCGCGCATGCGGATTGTGTCGAGCATATCCAGTTGCCGCACAAGCCGGCCGGCAAGGAGGACCGGCATTATCTGACGCCCGAGCAATTGGTCGCGTTGGCGGCTGAGAGCGGCTCCCATGGGCTGCTGGTGCTCGTTTTGGGGTTGTGTGGCCTACGGTGGGGTGAAGCGAGCGGTCTGCGCGCCCGTGACGTGGACGTGGAGAGGGGCGTCCTGCATGTGCGCCGCACGATCACCAAGGTCGGCACGCGGTATGTGGAGGGTGTGCCGAAGAGTTGGGAGCGTCGTGACGTGCCGGTGCCCGCGAGCCTCCTGCGCCGTCTGCAGGCGTCCCTCCCCCATGATCCTGACGCGCTCGTGTTTTGCGAGGCTGATGGGCATGCGTTGCGCCAGCAGTCGGCGACGCCGGCGTGGGGCTGGTGGTCGCGCGCCCTGGAGCGTGCGGGGCTGGAGCGCATGACGTGCCATGACCTGCGGCATACGGCTGCGAGCATCGCGGTGAGCAGCGGCGCAAACGTCAAAGCATTGCAAAGAATGTTGGGTCATAAGAGCGCGGCGATGACGCTCGATGTGTATGCGGACCTGTTCGACGAGGACCTGTTGGGCGTGTCCACGCGCGTCGATGAGCGTGTCCAGAGCCTGCTCTGATTTTTTCGTGTCCAAAACGTGGCCAAACGGCCATGTGGCCTGAAAAAGAGAAGACCGGAGAATGTTGGAATCTCAACGTTCTCCGGTCTTCGTCCTCTGGTGCCCCCGGTGGGACTCGAACCCACATGCAGTGGTTCGGCCCACCCCGCCGGAATCGTTGGGATTCGGCGGTTTTCCCTTGCGGGAGTAGGGTTCATACGCCCTCGGCCACTTTTCCAGAGTTTACCAGTTTTTACCTGTTTTGACCGTGGTTTGCGTTTTTTCGTGTCCAAACTGTGTCCAAACAGTCTGGGGTACGCGCCTAAAACCGCAGCCTCGGTCAAGCTCCTATATATATAGCATAGCCGGGGCCGCCTATCCGGCCACGCTCGGCACGGGCAGCAGCCGGCGTCGATGATTTCGAGTGTGCCAAGCAGGTCGCCATTGACGTGTCTCATGTGGTCATCGGCGAGCGCGGATTCGATGGTTTTCATGGGTCTATTGTCTCATGGCTGCGCCTCTGTGAACGCAAAAATCGCCCCGCTCCTCTCACCATGGTTGGCGAGTGGGGCGGGGCATGTGTTTGTTCGCGACGCAAATTATTCCACTAGGGGCTTGAGTTCGTGATTTAACGCGATTCCCTAGTGGTTCCTGAGTAGTCCCTAGTTGGTTCGGCTGGGGTTGTAGGCGACGCCGAACGCGGCCGCGATGGTAGGGATGGCGCCTGCCATGGCGGACAGGAGGATGGTGGCCCATTCGGGTGCGTTCGCGGCTATCGCCACGGGTGCCGCCACTGCGAGGATCACACCCAAAATGGTGCAGGCGACATAGATCGCGGTACGCACGCTCGGGTCAAACACCGGCACATACGGTTGTTCAGTTCCGGGCATACTGTCGGGCAGCGTCTGGTCGGTGTCGTCGTATTTCGTGGTTTCATCGCTCATGTGTTTCCCCTTTCAGTCGATTTTGAGTACCTGACCCGGATAGATCAGATTCGGGTTGGCGATACCGTTTTTCGCGGCGAGGGCCTGATAGGTGGTGCCGTAGCGTGCAGCGATGGCCGAGAGGTTGTCGCCGGCACGAACCGTGTATGTGCGGGCTGCTGGCTTGCTGGCGCCCAGTTTCGCGTTGACCTTGGCCTGAATCGAGGTCGGGTTGTAGCCGGCCTGCTTGAGACGGTTCACGCGGTCCTGTCCGTTGCCCCACTTGCCTGCGATGACCTCGGCCGCGATAGTGTCCTCGCTCTTCCTCGCCGGTGCCGGCGCGGGCTTCGACGGTGCTGGTGCCGCTGCTGGCTTGCCACCGGGGTTGACGTATTTCGCCCACTGCTCACGCGTCATGTACGCGATGTTCAGGTCGAGGTTGCCTCCCCAACCGTTGAGGCGTCCCGTGCTGGCGTACTGGCGGATGGCGCACCCGTAGGCGCCTTCACGCCACGGGTGTGCCTGGTACCCTGTCGGGTTCATGTCGGCGTACTCCGCGATCCATAAGCCGCAGTCGAGTTTCTTGGCGACGGCGGCGACCTGCGCGTAGCGGGACGCCATCGAGTAGATCAACGGTTTGACGCCGGCGCGTTCGATGACGCGGCGCACGAGCTGTTCGAGATACGCCTCGTTGCCCCACGCACTGTTCTGCTCGGCCTCCCAGTCGATCGCGAGCAGACCATCACGCAGGTAGCCTTTGATGTTGTTCACGTAGTAGTCGGCTTCCGCGACAGCGTTGCCGCCACCGACGTAATGGTAGGTGCCACGCAGTTTGCCGGCACGCTTGGCTTGCTGGTAGGCGCGGTCACAATCAGGGTTCACATAGCCCGTGCCCTGTGTCGCTTTGATGATGACGAAATCACATGGGACCACGGTCAGGTCGATACCCGACTGGTAGCTAGAAATGTCAATGCCGTTCAGGGTCATAATGACCTCCCTTTTGGGTTTTGGTTAGATATGAAAAGAGGCCGCAGCGTGGTTGCTGTGGCCTCAATAGGTTTCGGGTGGTTCCCATGTTTCGTCGCACATGCGGCTGTCCGGGGCGTCTTCGGGTGGAATGGATGGCAGATTGCGTATCTCATCGATCATCTGCGTGCCGGTCCCGTTGCCGCCGATCGAATGGTAGGCGGAGTAGAGACGTTCCAGCACGCGCTTCTCGTTCGGGTGCATCCACCCGTGGCGCATCGCGTTCTCATGCCGTTCGCGGATACGAAGATAAGCGAGCTCCTTGACGGCGTCGTTCAAGCCGTCGAGCTTGTCCGCCAACGTGGACAGGTCGATTCGCTCATTCAGTTCCTCGATGCGGCGCACGAGTTTGTCCACGTCCACGGCCGGGTGACGCCGGTCGTACCGGTTGAGCAGCCACGTGGTGACGCTGCTCGCGCCGATACCAGTCGCCAGGCCCGCCAACGCGGTAGCGACTTCCACACTTAGAAAATTCGTTTTTTCACCTCCTCTCTGCTGTCCGAGAATCAACGCGGGTAGGTGTCGCCGTCGAACCACGTGAGGTTCAACGGCTGGCCGTTCGCG